AAATACCAGATAATTTTTATTTGATTGAAATGAATGATTCAGATATACAACGTAGTGATATTGTAGTAGATATATTAAAAATATATGATAAATATGAAGAACCGAATAAAATAGTAAAAAATGAAGAAATAACTACAATAGTAAAAAATGAAAAAAATCATAAAGTAAATATTTATGAGGATGATGCAGCATTAATTCCATTGAAAGATATATCCAGATATTTTAAGTAATTATTAAGTATTTAATATTACTACACCTTAATGTAATATTAAATAAATTTAACGCTTCTGTCAGGGGTCGAACCTGAGACCTTTCGGTTAACAGCCGAACGCTCTAACCAACTGAGCTACAAAAGCAATAATAGCGAGAAATCGTTTCGATCGATTGACCTTGAGGTTATGAGCCTCACGCGCTTCCTGCTGCGCCACCTCGCTACAAGCGGTAAAGATTCAAAAATATGAATGAGTCATTTCTTATGAACCTTTACAATTTATATTATAAAATTCTCTTTAAGTCATTTTTTTAAAAATACTTTTAATTATTTAGATTGTAAAATTTCAAATATTTTTTCAATATTTATCATTATTTTATCTACATTTACCATAAATTTATCCATATTTCTCTCTAAATTAATAATTCTATCTTCTTGACTATTTTTATTATTATTTATTTTTTTTAATTTTAAAAATAAATTATTATCTTCTTCATTTCCTAAAACTTGTTCATTTGTAAAAGTTTTTATTTCATCATTATTACTAAATGATACATTTTTTTTAGAAGATAATTCAACCTTTAATTCATCATTTATTTCGTTTATTTCATTTATTTTGTTTATTTCGTTTATTTTTTTTGATTTGAGTGAAGTTTCTTGCGATTTAAGCCAATTATTTACATTATTTGAACTATTATAGCTTCTATTTATTTGGTCTACTTCATAATTTCGCTGTAATAACATTTCTTTAAGTACTTTATCAATTTCTTTTATAGGTTAATCTTTTTTATAAGAAAATTCTGGAACAGGAGGTGCTTTAATTGTCATTGAATCTTCAAATTCTTCTTGTCTTTTTGTGTATTCTTTTTCAATTTTTGCTTTTCTATCATTTTGAATTTCTTCATAAGTAATTGTCTCTTTTATTGGTTGTTCATTATAAATTTTTATTTTATTAGGTTGATATGGATATATTTTTTTTATATAATTAAGTATTACAATGATATATTTTTTATTTAAATCAACTAATGAGTTTTTTTTTGTTCTCTCAGACTCAAAAAATCCTTGTATATTATTTATGAAAAGTTGATGTATTTTTTCTTGAATATCAAGTGTTAAAAATCTAAAAATATCTTCATCACTTATTACATCCCATAACATTCTAATATTATCATTTTGAGTAAATTCATTTAATGACATTTTATAATAATATATTGTTATTTTTATATATTTATAATGAATTATTAAAATAAATATGTCTAAATTTTTGCATATATTCATCTTTGAGTATATGAGTTTTTAAATAATGTTCTGTCATTTTATCTTGTAACATATGAACAATAAAGAATATTGAATAAATACCACATTCTGTATTTCCATATTGATGTTCTACACCTTCATTACTATCAACTTTAAAATTTATTTTAGGGGTCATATTAACCCCTTGATTTTTTATCTTTTTAATTAAAGTTTTTACTTGATGCGGCATTTTATTTCCAGTGCTATCAAAGAAAAATATTTTTTTTGTTTTTATATTAATAAACATAGATATCCAATGTTGACCTGGTTTATTATGAGCATCCGTATTAAAAACTATTCCTATTTTTGTTTTACCTTTCTTTATTAATTTTTCTAAATTAAAATTACATAATTCTTCCCATACACATTCACCGTATAATAATCTGGTATCAAAATCTATTGGAGATGGTCCTATAAAATCAAAACATTTATATGCTTTTTCATATTGTCTCATAACTTTTATTATATCTGTACTTGATAACCATTCATTTGGATTTTTTTTCCATTCAGGTGGAGATTCTGGCGCGAAAGAATCTGATAATTCACTTTCTAATTTACCAAATTCTGAATTTTGTCTTAACCAACATGCTTCATTATTACAAATATCTTTTAAAAATTCACTTATTTTTTTATGTATTTCTTTTGGAGAATTTGTATTTATTTTAACATCTGGATGTCGCGCATTCCAACGATCTCTTAATTCAATAAGTGATTTATTTGTATAACAACTAAAATCATTTAATTCATCCTTAGGTTTTGGACTACAATTAATTTTTTTTAACTTTTGGGTTTGTTTTCCATTAATCTTCTTTTTATATCTATTTTTTGTTGAATTTTTTAAATAATTTCTCCGCGTTTTTATATTTTTGAGTTTTTTTATTGTCTTCATAAATATTAGTGATATTCTTTTTTTTTAATTTTAGATTCTCTAGATTTAGTAAGTTTCACATTGTCTAAATATTATTTCTTTACTTATTTTGTTACTAATTGTTTAAAAACCTTCTCTCCACGTTCATTAGTTTCAAGTGTTCCAATTTGAGCTGGAATAATTGTAGAATCAGTTAATGCTTTTTCATAAGATTTTTTATCATATATATTTAATAAATCAGAGTTTATTCTGCGATAAACATATTCAGTTCCATTAATAGTAATAGGTTTGCCTTTCCATTCAATAGCCATTTTATTAACTCTAACAGTTGTATCATTTTCCTGTTCAGAAAAATCCGGAACATAAGAAAATTTATCAATTGTTGGATCCCCAAAATTAACACATTTACCATTTGAATATAAATAACAATCAAATGCTGATTCTTTAATTGCTTCCGTCAATTGAGATGTTAATTTAGCTTTAAGTTCAGATAATTCAAAAAGATATTGGTCACTTGTTAATGGAACGCGTGGTATAGATTTACTTAAATCTTTTCTTTTTAATTCAATTGCTTCATCAGACTTTAATTGTTCTTCTGTAAAAACCATTAAATAAACAAAAACTTCAACAGTTTGAAGTGGGAGGGGTAAATCTTTATGACTACAAATACGTCTAGCACGTCCAATTACTTGTTCAGAACGCACAGGATGCCAATAAGGATCCATCAAATGAACATATCTAGTATTACGTAAATTAATACCTTCTGATCCAGATGATGTAATCATAAAGACCTTAATTACTTCACCCATATTATTATTTCTATATTTTGATTTTAATATATTGCCAATACTATCAGGTATATCATCCCATTCACCATTATATATTTTTCTTATAATTTCCTTTTCTTCAACAGTTTCTGTACCAGTATATAAACCATATGTTGGTTTCCCTTGTTCTTCTTCAGGAATATTGATTTCCCATAATCCGAGTGTATTTTTTTTTATTTTAAATTGAGTAAAACCATTTTTATTTAAAACTGATGTAAATAGTCCAATACCTTCAGCTGTTCTAAATTGACTATATACTAGATGTAAACCTTGATAATGACTATCTTGAATATTTTCAAGAACATTTAAAAATTTAGGACTATAAATTTGTAATGCTTCAGGTGTAAAAAAATCATTTGAATTCTCTTCCATTTCTCTAAGTTTATTTTGTAAACGTTCAGCATATGTAATTCCACCTATATCTTGTAAAACTTCATCACCTTCAATTTCACCTTCACGATCATCAGTAATATCTTGTTTAGATTCTAATTTTTTACCTTGTTTTAAAGCAGCAACAATAATATTTTCTTCTTCTTCTTTTTCTTCACCTTTTTCCTCTCCTTTTTCTTCTTCTTTATCTTTTTTAGCTCTAATTGGAATAGGCCTATCAGGAATTATAAAATTACAAAATAAACGTGAGAAAATACGATAGGTTGATGCTTTATCTTCATAATCTTCTCCTACAGCTCCTTGTTTTGATTTTCTTTTCTCTAATTTTCTCTCTTCTACACGTGCGGTTTCATAAATTTTAAATTGAACATCACTCATAGGAACACTAATTATATGATAATCATAACCAATTCTTTTTTCAAAGGTTGGTAATAAACTTTCTTGCGCACTTTTAAAATAAGATGATAATCCAAGTATTCTTTTTCTAAGAGCATCAACATTTTTTAATTTTCTTTCATTTTCATCAACATATCTACTAACAAATTCATCAAAACTATCTGGTAAAGCTTTTCTATATTTAATTTCAATTCCATCAATAATAATATCAATATCATTTCTTCTAAGTATACTTATTATTTTTCTCTCGAAATCTTCATCTGAAATGAATTCATTATCAATTTCTAATTCTCCATTATCCTTTTTTTTTGTATTCGACACACCTTGATAACCAGAATCTTTTTTAATCTTATTTTTAAACCCAAAAGGATTTCTTGTTATAGTTAAAATTTTACTAGAAGGTGAATAACTAATATAATCTAAAGATTTCTCTCCCATTAACATTTCGTGAATTGAATTAATATCTATCTTCTTAGAAGTTTGAATGACTAAAGGTATTTTCCATGTCTTAATATAACCTCTTAAAATATTGAAAAGAATCGCAAACTCATTAGGATAATTTACAACAGGTGTTCCTGTCAACAAAATAATTCTTGCGTTTTTGGCACTTAAAAGCATTTCATATAATTTAGTAGATAAATTGACAGGTAATTGTTCTTTTTCACCGCGTTTATTTTCACGAATAGGTTTTTCTCTCTTTAATTTATTTACTATTCTACTAATAAAATTATGTGCTTCATCAATTATTACTACAGAATTGTCAAAAATATTTTTACTATAACCAGATGTCATTTCTTCTAATCTTTTATCTCTCAATCCATTATAATTAATAAATCTATATTTTTGTTTTATCATTTCATTTAGTTGTTCTTCAAGAATTTGTTTATTTCTGTCACTTAATTCATCATAATTTGACTTCTTTTTAATATTTACAAAAAAAGCGCCACCATGTCTGCGAATATATTCTTGTGGTATATTTAAAATAGCTGATATGGTTTTTAGTGCCTCAGGATATTCTTCAATTGATATCCATTCCCAAAATTGATTTTTTTTATATAATAAATCACCGCATTTTTTAAGTTCTCCAATATAATTTGCTTTTAAGGAAGCTGGGGTCATAATAATAATACTTTTTGAATCTTTCATACCTTCAGCAATAGCTATACTGGTACAAGTTTTACCTGAACCTAGACCGTGATATAAAAGTAAACCACGATAAGGAGTATATAGATTCATATAATCTCTTACAATTTTTTGATGAGTTAATAGAGAGAAATTTGATGATGTTTTACCTATAGTATCACAAGAAATACTTTCTTTATTTTCATCTAACTCACGTTTATAAGGTTCAAATAATGAATTGATAAAGTTTACAAAAATCTCTCTATTATTCATAATATAACTGGAAACTTTAATATTAACTGGAGGAAGTTTTTTAGGTAATCTTTTTGTAATATCAGTATCACCCATTTCAACCGCAACTTCAGGACCTAATATTGCTACTCCTTTTTCCGGTTTTTTTGTTATTCTCTTTTTTTCTTTTGGAAGTTTAATTGGTATAATTCCTTCTTCTTTTTTCTTTGGTTTCATAATAAATTCTTCTTCTTCTTCTTCACCTTTCTCTCCT